ATCTGAACTATAAGATGGTGGGTAAGAGCTAACATCCCAAAGGAACTATAACACCCCATTGGTTGTCCTACAGAATACCTGATCGGTGAATCATCTAAGTGCCAAGGTCTATCTAAGATAGCCCGCCACAAATCACCTCTAACACCTAAGGTGTTGAGAATTTGGGCTTGCAATTGAACAGGTAATCTGTCAGTTGCTGCACTAAGATCGAACGAGTAAAGCACGTGCGACGCACGATTTAAATCGAGAAGCCGTCGTAATGGTTTCACCTGGTTAAAGGTTCCGTCCATCGGTAATCTTTTCAAGACCACCGCAATAGAATTATGGAGAGGATGAAACACAACTTGTGTCCACCAATCTGTAATCGCTATTATACGAACTTTTCCTCGTGCTTCGTTTAGTTTAACTAAACGTCCCAAATATTTAGGGAAACTCTCCGAAATTACCATGATAGGTAAAAGGGCCATTCCAAGTAGTATCAATCCGAAATGCCAAAGGACAGTCATATAGTATCTATTAGATAGACAATATCTTACCCAGTTATACCACACTCGTGGATAACGGATATAGGCTATTGCATCCAATGGAGCACCATATGTAGCTTTTGCGTAGTTAGGTCCAGCAGACTCTGATATCGTAAAGAGATCAGGTTGCTGTAATCTAAGAGATTTCAACCCCAATGAGTGCACTGCGTGATCTATCTCATATTGAGGTAGAGTACAGCTGATCCCTTTAAAAGGATCGGTTATAGTACCCAGTTTAACAACTGGTCGTGCGCCCATTACTCGGTAGATTGATAGAACTGTTAATACAGCTCGTATAACTAATTTCCCGGTACTCGAATCTCGTAGCTTTCCAGCTATCATAGATTTACGAAGTACTAAAGGAATTAGTTTGGGTAAGCCTTTCCCAGTAATGGCTATAAAGATCGAAGATCTATTATATTTCTCATTACCAAGCCAACATACAATAGCACGGGATACCTCAGCAAGATACTGAACTAACCACGTGGATCCATTATGTTTCCATAATGTTTGGACTCTATTGCACATTGGTAGGAAACCTTGTTTCCACATATGTGATAGACCCATGAGCCAGACTGGAACTCTAAAGAAAGGTAGGACCTCTTGAGGTCGAATCCATCTTTTTAGCTCCATTTTGAAACCGGCATTAGTCATGAAGTTGTTTGTCACAATTTTATGTTAATGTTGGTTATCAATAAGGTCGTACTCATGTCCTCTAAGGTTAGGGTGTGAGCCTTCTTAAAAGGGCTTCGCCGGTTGGAAAAGCTATTAGGTCATACTATTTATTGATGTTGCCATCTCAGCAACATTAGTTCCGCCACAGTAGTTAACCACACTACCGCTGATTATCGATCAATCTTTTTTTTAAGATTGGAAAATAATAGGCTTATGGAGACTGGAACAGGTACCACTAACCCTTATGATTAGCGTTACGGCCCTAAGGGG